ATAAACACTAACATTACTACAATCACAGCCAACCCCATAAAATCACCTCGAAACCTCTCGCCAAATCTTCATTATCCCGGCAACCGAAGCAAATACAAATCCAATGAGCATCTGAAGATCCACACTTTCTCCCGAAATCATATCATAGCCACCAATCTGTAGGAAAATCATCACCCCCAGGTATAACAACGCCATGTTTTGATCCCTCACTTATCGCTAATGAACAATCTTTCATGATCATAATATACAAACACAAAACTATCAACATCATAAAACTTTTTAGAAAACACTCGGTAAACGCCGTTCTTACCTTCAACAATGTAGACATACCCACCGTTTTTACATTCATTAACCTTTAACACATACCCAACATCAAAAAGTTGCATCCTCATACCATACACCCCCTCAAATAGATAGATTTAAATACCCATTTGCCACAACAGTTTATTTATCTCTTTACTAAACTTATGATAACCTAAAATATCATCTTTTTCAAGTCGCGTTAAAGCCAAAAATTGAAGATTATTCACCAATGAACCTATTTTATTTGAATTTTTCATCTCATATTTAAACTTATCCATGATTTTCTCAATTTCACTATCCCAATCAAATACATCGATTGATACACCGTTTATCCCAGAAGAGACAAACATTACCATATTCGCAAATCTGTACATTTTCAATTTCATACCTTTCGTACTCGCTGACCCAACATACTCGAACTCACTGTACTTGACAACTCTACCCAGGAATGTTTCAGCTTGAAATCGAAGTATCCCGCCGCGTCCAATCTTTCTCTTCATTTTCTCATTTTCCAATTTCTTATTGATGTCTTTCTTCATATATTTCATTATGTACAACATAACATTCCTAACCTTTTGCTTTTCAACACCATTCACAAAAACAAAGCCATACCCCCAGCTTTCGTTTACCTTAGCATAAAAATCTCGTATCTTTTCAGGCGTCAGGATTATCATATGATAATGAACGACGCCCCGTCGTTGCAACTCTTTTACCCACAAGTAACCATCAATCGGTACATCTCTATACTTAAGCTTTATTATGAAATCTCGAATTGTATTCTTGCTCAACACCGAATCATCCTTCATAGTGAGAGTAACAAAATATCTATGGCCATCATACTCTAATATCTTCTCCATAATTTGATTAAAGAGACTGTTATAATTTCTTTTACTCACATCAATCAACCCCCAATATACATATTCAGTTACACTATATATATATTACCAGAAACTTATACTTTTGTCAATATCTATTTTTTCACACTTAGGGGACGACTATTCAAGTAATCGTCGTCCCCCTAAGTGCAACAAAATCATACCCAGGCACTATCAGCAACCACCTCATATGTATCGTAATACTTGTAGTATCTAGGGCCGAAAAATATTGAAGTTTTCACCTTCTCGTTGTAGTCAACATCATACCAATTATTTATTATAAATACCCCAAGAGTCTTGCACCTTATTTCGTAGCTTACTAATTCTCTCAAAATAACATCAATTCTCTTTAGAGAATGTGAAGTCAAAATCAAATCCACGCCACGCTTTCTATGCATGGCCCAGAACTGTATCACATCCTTCGGGATACGGCTCCAGAAACGAGACGAAAAAACAAAATTCGCCTCATCGATGAACACAATGCCATCTTTCAGCTTTTTAAGATCTTGAAGATTCGACGGCACAACACGGATAATGTCTTTATTTGGTATTTCAAGCTTTACGTTCGTATATATTGTTTTTCGATGATCTTTCACAATGTACCGAACCGCTGACAATGTTTTACCGTTCCCAGGCTTACCCGTATACGCAATCACCATATACTTATCCCCCTCTCAATCTCTTTATGATCCAGTTCACCAGAAATGCAGACCAAAACGCAGCATAGACAGAAAGAACAGTACCTATGGCACCTTGAAGCACATTCACATCCACAAATGCATCCAGCATAGGTATGGACGCAGAGAAACTGCCGTTCGAAAGCACATCTACAATCGAAAAAACTGCTCCCCCCATGCTCCAAACTATAGAAAGTATCGAATTTAGAACGAACATAAAAAATTCAAGTATTACGTAAGTAACCATAAAATCACCACCACATCAATCTATATTAATATGTACCCGGAAAGCCCGAATAACAAAAAACGCAGCAAGCCCAGAGACAAACATGTTTATGAACGTCCTCAACCCAGAAGCATACTGAGTTATATATCCCGAAAGATCGACACTAGCACCGAAGAGTGAAATAGGCATCCTTACACTTTCAGATGAAATTGAAACGTTCGCTGCAAAATTTTTTTCATACTTGGGAAGTTTAATATCAAACAGTGAATCGACTTGCTCAGGATCGGGAACGAAAAGTTCTTCAAGCAGTTCTTTCATTTTCTCTGCAAGCTTTTCGAAAAATCCTTCATGCAGATACTCGCTGAGAGATTGCACTTCCTCAGTCAGCGCATCCACTTTTGCAGACACTTCATTCACCGCCTGGACAACAGGGGAAAGATCTACATGAACACTCACAGCAATATTTTGGATCAATTCAGTAAGTGTCGAATTCAGATTTTCAATATTAGTCAGAATCGTTTGATATTGCTCTTGTGTTTGCGTTGCTGACTGTGAAAGCGCTTGCACTTGACTTTGAACTTGGCTATAACTTTCATGCAAATTTTGAATTTGCTGTTTCAATCCAGGATATTCCTCAACAAAAGCCTCAAGCGCAGGTTGAGCAGAATTTATCAATTCTAAAGAAGTTTGATATTGCTCTTGAAGATATTGGAGTGTCTCAGTGTTTACCTGCGTTTGTGTTTGTACTTGTGCAAGTGTCTGCGAAAGTGTTCCAACCAGTTCAGCTACTTGTGCTTGTGTTTGTTGCAACGTCTGATATTGTTGCTGTAAGTTGTTCACAGTCTCAAGTGCATTTTGAGCAGCAGTCATCAGTTCCACCGCAGTTTGATATTGCTCTTGAAGACATTCGAGTGTCTGAGTGTTTGCCTGCGTTTGTGTTTGTACTTGTGCAAGTGTCTGCGAAAGTGTTCCAACCAGTTCAGCTACTTGTGCTTGTGTTTGTTGCAACGTCTGATATTGTTGCTGCAGTTCCGGAATACTCTGCACTTGTTGCATCTGAGCCAGTATCGCTTGCACTGTCTGCGTTAAAGTCTCGAGTTGCTCTTGAATTGCTTGAATTGTTTCAGGATCTACGTTAACAGATCCAGGATTTGAACCGTAAAAAATCTTCGAAGTATCAATCATTTCTTGTAAAGTAGGAGCATTCTCATATGATGGCACAGTACGATATGCACCATACTCCATTCCAACAAAATTCAGGTATGGAGCAATATCAGTCAGCGACGAAACCATCGCCCATTGCTCAGGAGACAACGCAGACGACAGAGACTTACCGTCTGGAGTGGTGATCACACCAATCTTTTGGGTCTCAGCGAACAATGGGTCAGATATATCAGGTTCATCAAATGGATCAACTTTATACAACCCAGGCGACATGAAATCCCAGATCACATAGCCCGGTTGAGAAGAATATGAAAAAGATAAGGCACCCTGTTTAGCCTTCTCTAGAATACCAGTTGTTGTAACAAAATCGATAAATTCTTCAGAAGGTTCTCCGTATGGAAAATGATAATTCATGAACCCCAGAAGTCCGCTCGTATCTTTACTACCGTCAGTGTAATACCTAGCAAGAAAATATCCAGGATATTCAATCAGATAAAAATCCGAGCCATCCCAATATTGAGGATCTACGAAAATAAATTCATATACTACACCATTATCTATATGAAAAGTATCACTAGGTTTTGAATAACACCGAACATAGTATTCTTGATAATCGCCTAGACTCGCCATGCTTATAACACCCAAAGTATCGTAACGTTGAACATACCGAACTTCAGCTATTGCCTTTTTTATATCCTTCAACTCAACGAGTGCAGAAATGAGTTGATACGCTTTCACAATATCGTATATAGAAAGGGCGACAACCAGACCGTACGCAGTACCTGCAGACACTTTAGCCCAGACCGAAATTGCCTGCGCGCCTGTTACACCGCCACTCACAACACCGCTAGCACTGAGTCCAAGGAAAACTTTTGCAACATCGACAGTGTACGCCTCAAACTCAGAAGCATGACTGATTATGTAATTGGCAATATAATCCAGATTTTGACCGTTCTGCACCATATCCATAACAGACGGAGTTACCGCAAAGCCTTTTGCTCCCACTAAAATCACCATTAGAAGCGTAATAATAAGTACACATCGAAATACACCTTGTCCCATTCAAACACCCCCGTATCAAGCCATTTTGAAATAACGGAGTTACAAGCCAACACCTGGCCTGTGAACAGGCCCATCTTATTATCCAGTTTCCAAACTAGCCCACAGGCACCCTCGTTCAGAGTCCCCACCAGTCGGAAACCGAGAGCATTACCTACTATAGTTGGCATCTGCAATTGATATCGCAAAACCGACAGTTCAGACTGAGTCATAGAAAAACCGCAAATACAAATTACAACCAAAACCAATATAATCACCCTATACCTCATTATTTCACCTCCAATGTTTTTCTAAAGAAAAGGGAGCCTACGAGCTCCCCTTTAATCCTCATCATCATCATCACTTAACAAGCCTTTTAAAAAGACGAACAGTAACCGTAACGCCGATTATCATGGCACTTACGGCCAGAATACTTGGCAAGTTCGAACTGATAGCCTCTTGAACCGTATTGAATAAAGTGCTAAGATCAACAGTATTCATTCATTCACCCCCTTTCTATGATGTAAATAAACATAACCACAATAATAACTATTGCCAACCCCATCAAATCACCTCGAAACCTCTCGCCAAATCTTCATTATCCCGGCAACCGAAGCAAATACAATTCCAACGAGCACCTGAAGATCCACACTTTCTCCTGAAATCATGTCATAGCCACCAATCTGTAATAACATCATCACCCCCAGGTATAACAACGCCAT